TTGGGGCATTTGGTGGTGTATCATCAAATTATCAAGGTAGAGTAGGAATATCATCTAGTTATGCAACCCCAACATCTTTCACAGAAGTTCAATTTCACCAAATAATTTCCACAGGATCAAACTCAGGATTTAATATAACATCTCCTACTAGAAGATTTCAAATATCTAGTAGTATGATAACTGAACAAGTCACATTGACCTTAAAAGCAAATATATTTGTTAGAAATAATTCTGGGCCAATTGGAGGTATTCAATCATCCGTTTGGGCTAGATTTAAAGATGATGCAAATAATATAATAGGTGAAACTAGAGGAATAGAAGCTCCTGGGGCAGGATATGGATTAATTTTACCACAAACAACTGGAGAATTAAGATGGACTCAAACATTAACTACAGACCAATTAGTTCCTGGTAGACAATATTTCATAGAAATTATTTCAGGACATACTTTTAATAGTATATTAACTACATCAAGATTTGAAGTTGAACAAACTCCTATCCCTTCTGCTCCAATAACTGCATCTAATTTATTCCAAACCGGTTCAGGTTTATCATCTACATGTGATATTCACTACCCAATCATCATTAGTTAATTTTTATGGAAACGAAAATGTATTCCAAAAAGATATTTCTGGATCTGGATTTTTCCCAATTAAAAACCCACTTTTATTTAAAAGAGGAGATGAAATAAGATTTGAAGGAGATGAAAATAAAGTATTTATAATATCAGAAGTAGACATCATGCCCCCAGTATTTCCTTTATTCCCTCAATGGTTAAGAATAGTTCTAGATAGACCAATCACTGGATCAATAGATGTAAATAAATTCTTATTTAGAAGATATGTTGATGATGCTAGTGCTATTTTATTTGAAGGATTAATGCCTCAAGGATGGCAACCACCAGCTATAATTAGACCAGAATTTTCATCTCCTGGATTAAATAAAAACATAGATCAAATAATTTTAGAACTTACCGAGAAAGGTTTGCTTTGATAATATTTATTAATATAATATATTTATAACAAAATAATACATGGGCTATTTAAACAATCAAACAGTTACCGTTGATGCAATATTAACAACCAAAGGAAGAGAATTATTAGCAAAAAATGATGGTTCTTTTAGAATCACACAATTTGCTCTCTCAGATGATGAAATAGATTATACTCTATATAATCCAACACATCCATCGGGATCATCATTTTATGGTGAGGCTATCCAAAATATGCCTTTACTTGAGGCATTCCCTCAAGAGACACAAATCATGAAATATAAATTGGCTACATTACCAAGAGGCACAGCTAAATTACCTGTTTTAGATCTAGGATATACTGCCATTACATTACAACAAGGGGCATCATTATCTATTACTCCACAAACCCTAAATTATTTAGGAAATAATCAAACATTTGAAACCAGTGGCTATTCAGCAACTATATCAGATGTTAGATTATTAAGTACATATAATGGAGTAGGTATAAATACAGATGCTGCTACAACAGCAAACCAAACATCTACTACTACATTAGGTACTAATGTTTCTAAAACAATTATAGGAACTCAACTTAATCTAAGAGCAACTACCATAAATACTTTATTTGGGAATAACACTCAATTAACTGCTACTTTAACAGTAATGGGATTAGATAGTGGTGCTAGATTAACTATTCCTATTACAATTAATAAAATAAATTAATAAAAAATGAGTTTAAAAAGATTCGATGCTGAAGATTTTGTTGTAAGTAGTGACTCAATCACTTCAACACTTTGGTCAACTGACAACCCAGTATTAACAAATTTCTTCACCTCTTCAATTCAAGAAGCAGGTTCATCAGGAACATATTATTTAAGTGTTTTCCAAACAGGATCTAATGAACCGGATTCTGCTGTTCAATTCGATATTGTATATTGTGATTCACAAGGAAGTGGAAGTACATGGTTTAATTCTATTGTACCTGGAAATTCACCAACCAAAACAATGTTTGGACAATATCGTTCATTGATTCTAGAGGATGAAAACGCAAATTTCATATTTGGATCAGGAAATAATACATTAATTGGAGACCATTTCTGGGTTATCTCTATTGATAGAGCAAGATACAAAGAATCATTATTCCCCGGCTCTTTAAATTTAAGGCTTTCCGGGTCAGGTGGTCAAATCAATTTAACAGATAATTCAAACGATGCAACTATAAATACATTCCAAGGTACATCACGTGTATTTCAATTAGTATCTGGATCAAATGGTTCATCAATTACAGGGGGTGGATTTGTTGCAAACTCTGGTTCATATGGTTTAGTATTCCCTGATTTAGGAACTATCATATTAAATCCATATGCAATCTCACAATCAATAAATGTATCTGCTCTAAGATCATCTAATACAAATAATTTCAACAATAGAATACTACATACTGCTATTTCAAGATCAGGTAATTTTGGATTAAATTCCCAAGAAACAATATCCTCAGATTATATATTTGTTAGAGCTAGAAATAGTGAATTTAATTATTCATCAAACCCAACATTTATTGCTGGCTCAACTGGAGAGGTAATATATGATGAATTTATAAATAACCCTCAAACATATATTACAACAGTAGGTATGTATAATGATTCTAATGAATTATTAGCTGTAGCTAAAATATCTAGACCCTTACTTAAAGACTTTACCAAAGAAGCACTTTTGCGTGTAAAACTCGATTTTTAAGAATGAATGAGTATATTCAAACCATTTACCACATCGGACTTTATAGTCACTCCATTCAAAGTAAACAAACAATTTACATTTGAGGGAACATCCGCACTTACAAGTTCAGGAATAGATTTATATTTAGGTGAGAATACTAATCCACAAATTTGGATATCTGGTTCAAACCCAACAGGATATATAGCAACTCAAGATAAATTTTTAATTTATCGTTCCATTAGAGAATTATATTATTATAATTATTTAGAAGGAGATGATGGTTCTCCAGCAGCAACTGCCTCTTTCAATCCAGATGGAACTATAACTGGCCCATTATATACTCCAAATGCATATAATTATTTACCAAATACATTATTAGCAAATAGATATTTCCCCACTGGTTCAAATGATTTAATAGGAGTAATAACCATTCCATCCAACATATTTGGTGAATATATTAAACCAGGATCATTATCATTACAAATTGGAACTAGTTCATTTATTGATGATTCTGAAGGCTCTCTTATAACCGGTTCAAAATAAAATAGGAGATATTATATACGAACATGGAATAATTATTTTAACTAGTGATGGTAATCCCGGACAAGATGGTTATGGTTTTATAAATTATGGAACTGGTATATATGGTGGGGGTGATATTTCATTTATAACAGATATAATTAATTCTCCAAATATTACCTGTTCATTTGAAAGTACTTTAACCATATATGAAACCCAATATAAATGTAATATAAGAGAAAACGAATTTAATTTCTCCCAAAACCCAACATTAATATCAGGAAGTTCAAATAGTGGAGTGATATATGATTTTGCAACAGGTTCATATTTTGATCCATATGTAACCACAGTTGGTTTGTATAATAATAATAAAGAATTATTAGCTGTAGCTAAATTATCTCAACCCCTTCCTTTATCTTCCGTAACCGATACAAATATAGTAATTAACTTAGACTTATAATAATATGCAAAATTGGTTATATAAAAATAAAGAAATATATTCTTTAGAAGACATTCCTAACAATATTTTTGGATTCATTTATATTACTACCCATATCCCAACAGGTAAAAAATATTTAGGAAAAAAATCTTTATACCATTCAGCCAATGTAAAACTAGGTAAAAAAGAAATAGCTAATCTTCCAATAACAAGAGGAAGAACAAAATTAACAAAACAAGTTATAAAAGAATCAGATTGGAAATCATATTATGGTTCTGAAGAATTTATAAAGCAAAGAATCAAAGAAAAAAAACAAGAAGAATTTACTAGAGAAATTATTCATTTTGTTGAAAATAAAAAACTTCTTACATATTTTGAATGTAAATATCAATTTATATACAATGTATTAGAGAGTAGTGAATGGATGAATAGTAATATTCTTGGAAAATTTTACAAAAAAGACTTTGATATTTAGATTTTTATTCATATATTATAAATTATGGTAAATGAATTATTAGTTAACTTAGTAAACCAATCCTTAGGAATTGGTAAACGTACAGCTAGGGGTAATCAATCATACCATTGTCCAAAATGCAACCACCAAAAACCAAAATTAGAAATAAATTTTGATGAATCCTCTCCACATTATCAATATTTTGCATGTTGGGTTTGTGGATTTAAAGGAAAAAATCTTTATAATCTCTTTAAAGATTTAACAATATCTGAAGATATTTTATCTCAATTAAAACCACTCTTAAAAAAATCCCCCTACAATATTGAGATAAATCAAATCTCCCAAAATGTAGAATTACCTAAAGAATATAAAAAATTTAATGGTGATATAATATCTAAACATGCTTTAAATTATTTAAAAAAACGAAATATCACTCAACAAGATATTTTAAAATATGATATTGGATATTGTGAATATGGTTTATATTCAAAGATGATAATCATTCCATCATATGATAGTAACGGTAAATTAAATTATTTCACCGCAAGATCATTCGATAAAGATCCTTACATAAAATACCGTAACCCAGATGTTTCACGCGATATAGTACCGTTTGAAATGCTGATTAATTGGGATTTACCTATTATATTATGTGAAGGACCATTTGATGCAATAGCCATAAAAAGAAATGCTATACCATTATTCGGAAAAAATATTCAACCCGAATTAATGAAAAAAATAATTACATCTAAAGTACAAAAAATATACATTGCTTTAGATAATGATGCTATAAAAAAAGCGTTAGAATTCTGTGAGATGCTTTTAAATGAGGGAAAAGAAGTATATCTTGTAGAATTAAAAGGGAAAGACCCGAGTGAAATGGGATTTGAACATTTTACCAAATTAATTCAAAAAATCCAACCCTTAACTCCATATAAACTTATGGAGAAAAAATTATCCTTGATATGAGTAAACCTAAAATTAAAAAATCTTATAACCGCATCCTTGAAATTTCAGCAGATGCCCAACAAATTACCCTCCCGGATTCTAGATATTATAGACGTAATGGAAATTATTACCCTTCAATAACATATGTTTTATCATATTATCCAAAGGGAAAATTTTTTGAAGATTGGTTAAAAAAAGTAGGATATGCCTCTGAACATATAGTTAGAAAAGCAGGTGAAGAAGGTACTCAAGTTCACGATTTAATAGAATCTTATTTGTTAGGAGAAGAACTTAATTTTCTCTCATCAAACGGTTATCCTCAATACCCCCCAGATGTATGGCAAATGTTTTTAAGGTTTGTTGATTTTTGGGAAGAATACACCCCAACATTATTAGAAACAGAAGTACATTTATTCTCAGATGAATATAAAGTTGCTGGTACTTGTGATTTAGTATGTGAGATGGAAATAGATGGTAAAAAAGAACTTTGGATTATAGATTTTAAAACATCTAATCACCTTCAAACAACATATGATTTGCAAACTGCAATATATGGTAAATGTTATGAGGAATGTTTTGGTAAAAAACCAGATAGATTTGGTATTTTATGGTTAAAATCATCTAAAAGAAAAGCAGCTAAAGGTAAAATTCAAGGAAAAGGATGGGAAATGTATGAATCATCTCGTACATACGAGGAAAATTTAGATATATTTCAAACTGTCAAAAAATTATTTGATTTGGAAAATCCTACCCATTCTCCAATATTTACTGAATTTAGAACAAGCGTTAAGAAAAAAATATAATATGTATAAACATGATAAGTTTAGTACAATTATTGAAAGAGGTTCAAAATAAACCTAAAGCTATATTCTTAGCTGGTCCTGCAGGTAGTGGTAAATCATATATGAACAAACTTTTGATCCCTCAAGATTTCCAAACAATAAACTCAGATGATACTTATGAGGAGATGTTAAAAACCAGTGGGATCGGATTAAAACAAAAAGATTTCACCCCAGATCAATTATCACAAGCTGCTAAATTGCAAGCTCAAGCTCGTAAAGTAACTCAAGATAAATTAGATAAATCAATAGAAGAAAAAAATAATATTGTTATTGATGGTACGGGAGCAGCCTCAAACCCAATTCTAAAGAAAAAACAACAGTTAGAGGATTTAGGATATGAAACATTAATGTTAATGATTTATGTATCTCCTTTAGTATCTTTAGAGCGTAATAAAAATAGAGATAGAAGTTTAATGCCTTCTATTATATTACGAACCTGGAGGGATGTAAATAAAAATATAGAAATATATAGACAAGCTTTTGGAGATAAATTTATTTTAGTAAATAACAACCCAGAGGATGCTAAAAAAGATTTTAATGTAGAATTACTTAAACCATATTTGGAGGATTCAAAAGCTAAAGGTAAACCAAAAACTCCAGAAGAACAAGCAAAATCCCAACAGCAATTTGATGAACTAGTATCTGATATAGAACAAATGATAAGTGAATTCCCTCAATTTGATATAATAGATACAGCTAAATCCAAAATTAAATCATTTATATAATGAATAATCTTTCTCAATTTTTATTGAATGGACTTTTAGAAAACGAATCTAAAATTGTTGCTTTTTATGGTGGAGGATTTAAACCACCCACAAAAGGTCATTTTAATGTAGTTAAAAAAACATTACAAGATTATCCTGAAATAGATAAATTATATATTGTAATAGGAAGTGGATTAAGAAATAATATTTCTCAAGATGAATCATATTCAATATGGAACATATATAAAAAATATCTTTCTAATAAAATAGAACTTATAAAATCTCAATCCCCCTTATCATATATTAAAAAATATCTCCAAGAAAACCCAGAACAACAAACATATGTTATAATAGGTAGTAGAGAAGGTGATGAAGGTGATATTAAGGATTTTAATGAAAGAAAAACATTTTTTGAAAAATATTCTCAAAATGTTAAAGTAATTGATTTAAAAACTAAAGGTGGAGTTAGTGGTACAAAAGCTAGGGCCGCTGCTAAAATATCATTTGATACTTTTATAAAATTTTTACCCGATGAACTCACCGAACAAGAGCAAATCACCATACATGATTANATTCAGTCTGTTATAAGAGAAGGAAAAATATTAAACGAGAACGCAACATATTCCCAACATATAGACTATAAACAACAAATAAAAGATCTAACCAAATATTTCTTATCCAAATATCCTGATTTAAAATTCCTCCCAAAAGTAAAATTTATACATGGTGATGCAAATAATGCTTCTAATTTTTTTGGTAAAACAGCATACTATGACCCAAATACTAAAGAAATAGTTTTATATACTGAAGGAAGACATCCTAAAGATATAGTACGTTCATATTCTCATGAATTTATTCATTTTATACAAGATATGAAAGGTGAATTAGAAAATGTTTCAACTCAAAATACAACAGAGGATTCACATTTAGATAAAATTGAAAGAGAAGCCTATTTAGATGGGAATATAACCTTTAGAAATTGGACAGATAGTTTACAAGAAAAGAAAAAACCAAAAGATCCATTTGGACTTTTACAATTCGCTAGAGAAATTACAGAAAATCTTTCAGTTACTGAATTAGATATTATAGAAAAAATAGCGGATGAATGGTTTCAAGATTATGGAATAGATGTTGAATTTACCAAACATTTTATTGAACGAGTAAATGATCCTAGAAATGGTAAACCTATTTCATTTGAGGAATTGGAGGAAATGTTTACAGATGCTGCCGAAAAATACGGTGATATTTTATCTAAATTACCTGAAGGATATGAGGCGGTATTATTAAAATTAAAAAATGATTTAAACTTACCATTTATTTTAAAATATGATAAAAAAACAGGGGATACAGATTTAATTGCTAAAACAATAATGCGTAAGTATAATTTTAAAACCCCAGATAAAAAATTAACATTAGAGGGAAGATATGACTCTATTACAACAAAAATATCCTCAGAAATTTTAAACAAATGGGTAAAAGATTTTAAAGCAGGAAAATCATCATCCACTCATAAAAAGATATATGAAAACGGAGATATATATGTTGAGGTAGATGCTAATATAGCATTTGAAGAAGGATTAGATAATTTTATAGCTGATGGAGGAGTATATGAGGAAGAAGATTATCTAGAAATTAGATTTGAAATAGACCCTACATGGTTACCTAAATATTTTTCAAAAATATCTATGTGGTTAAAAGATGTAGTTCGTCATGAAATTGAACATTTAACCCATGGAGATAGTTTAAGTTTAAAAGCAGATAAATATATTGAAGACGATACTCTTATAAGAAAAATAATAAATGCTGGTTTGCTTTCTCCTGCTCAATACTTTAAATTAGAAAAAGAAATAGATGCTAACTTGCAAGGAATGTATCTTAAAGCTAAAAAATCTAGACAACCGTTTAGAAAAGTAATAGATGATTATTTAGATTCTCAAGATATTACAAAAGAAGAAAAAGAAGAGATTCTAAATATTTGGAGAAACAGATTACCAGCATTAAATTTACCAAAATTTTAATTTTGAAAACATTAATAGAAATACTAAAAGAAACACAACAAATCCAGTATAAAATATATTGTGATATGGATGGTGTGTTATGTGATTTTGATGAAAGATTTAAATTTTTCTCTGGATTATCTCCCATTGAATATAAATCTAAATATGGAACTGATGAGTTTTGGAATATTATTGATAAAGCTGGGGTTGGTTTTTGGGCAGGAATGAAATGGATGTCGGATGGAAAACAATTATGGGATTATATTTCATCATATAACCCAACTCTCCTATCAGCTCCTTCATTACAATCTGAATCTCGTCTTGGTAAAAGATTATGGGTAAAAAAACACCTTCCCGGAACTAAACTTATTCTCTCAAAAGCCTCAGATAAAAAAAATTATTCCGATCCTTTTCACATACTTATAGACGATAGAGATAGTAATATAGATGATTGGAGAAGTAAAGGAGGAGTTGGTATATTACATACTTCAACTTCTAATACTATAAAAGAACTTAAAAAAATAGGTATTTAATGCAAGATAGTGTTTTAAAAAAACAATTCGCCGAAAAAGATATCCAACGTATCAGAAATTTGGTAAAAGGTAAAAATGGTGAAAGAGTAACCCATGGTATAGGTTATACCACTGAATCTACAGAACATAATGAAGGGGATACTTGGGTAGAAAATAATCGCACTTGGACGATAAAAGATGGTATAAAACAAAACATTACCAAACTAGATAAATTTAAAAAAGTTTCTACTCCATTGTTTTGCCCATCTTGTAAACAAGTTATGGATAAGCAATTGGATCCCCACTACTATAAATCATATGGGTGTTGTTTAGATTGTCGAACAAAATTCGAAACTAAATTAAAAATTGAGGGTAAGTGGGAAGATTATATTAAAGAAACCCATAATAAAGAAATAGATCAATTAATTGAGGATTATAAAGTATTTTATAAAGAAAGACTAGAAGATAGTAATCTAGGAACAGTTACAGAAAGCGGTGAAGTGGAAACATGGATAGGTTCTATTAACAAAGATCGTGCTGATGAGGCACTCCAAGAAACTATTACTTACCTAGAAAACTTAAAGAAATAATGGATATCCCTCTTATGACAACTACCATTGTTGTAGCATTATTGACAGCTGTTATAGGTCCTATAGCTGTAGAATGGGCAAAACGTAGATTCTCAACCCACCCAAAATCAGATGATGTTTTACAAGAAGCAATTGAATATAATGATATAATAGACCAGCAATTAAAACAAATATTAGAATATTTAGATTGTGGAAGAGTATGGATATCTCAATTCCATAATGGGGGCCATTTTTATCCAACAGGAAAATCAATTCAAAAATTTTCTATATTTCATGAAACAATTAGCCCATCATGTGTTTATAAAAAATCTATACAACCTACATTTACAAATATTCCTGTATCTTTATTTCCTAGACCCTTGGCTAAATTAAAGAATGAAGGAGAAATCCAAATCACAAATTTTCAAAAAGATGATAATTTAGGTTTAGAAGTATTTACTGAAGAATATAATGTAAAATCATTATATATGATAGCTTTAAAAGATTTAAATGAAAAATTTATTGGAGTTCTTCATATATCATATGGTGTAGAACATAAATTAAATTATAATGAATGGGTATTTTTACGTCAAAAAGTAGGAGTACTTGGTTCTCTTTTAACAGAATATTTACACCAAGATAATAATATCAAAAAACGCTAATATTTATAATAAAATACATTGAAATGAAAGACAATTTTGACTTAAAGAAATTCTTATTGGAAAATAAAACAATGGAAAATTCAAACCCATATTCCAAAAAAAATTTAAAACCTACCTTAACTGAAGGAACAGTTCGTGATAGAATTCGTGAAATGGTCCTCAATGAACTAGGACAAAACCCAGATTATTCAGATTTTGATGAAATGGAAGATGAGTATACAGATGAAGAAACGTATTTTACTCACACTCAAGATTTAGAAGATGAAGCATTCCCATATACTGATGATTTAGATAATTTATCTGAAGCAGAAGAGGAAGAAGAGGAAGAAGAAAGTGAGGAAATCGAAACAGAAGAAACCCCAGATGATGAAGAGGCAGCTCTTGGAACAGTAGCAGCAGATATGGAAGGTGATGAAGGTGAATTAATGAACCATCTTATGTCAGCTTTAAAAATGGCTAAAACAATGAATAATGAAAAACTTTCAACTCAAATAGGAAACACTTTAAAATTCTTTGTAAGTGAATATATTGGGGGGGGAGAAGAATAAGTAAACAAACAAAAACAAATAAAAATCAAATTTATGAACACACAAGAATTAGTTGTAAAAATGGAAGAATTGTTAGAGACAATTAAATCCGAAAATGAAAAATCATCTAAAGCAGCCCATGGACGTGCTCGAAAAGCCGCTAGTGAATTGAAAAAATTAGCTGGTGAATTTAAGAAAACATCTACCGCTGAAGATAAAGCTTAATTTAAAATGCTCAACGAACGTAAACTTTCAAAAGCCGAACTAGATAAAAGAGAGGAAATTATTCTTCAAATGAAGAAAAATAAACAATCTTTAGTTAAAAAATATGGTAAGGATGCTGAAAAAGTTATGTATGGAAGAGCAACTAATGTAGCTAAAAAACAAACAAAAGAAATGGACGAAAATAAACTACGTGAATACATCCAACAGGCCTTATCTAATCCATTATCTGAAAAGAAAAAACCATTCCCCGATCTAACGGGGGATGGTAAAATAACTAAAGCAGATATTTTAAAAGGTAGAGGAGTTGAATTAGATGAAAATAAAGAAGAAGCATGGAAAAAATTTCAAAAAGAAAAATATGTTACTCCTAAAACAATAGTAGCAGCTCGAAAAGACTTTGAAAAAGAATGGAATGATAAAAACAATTTTATTGCTGAAGATTTAGATATAGGTCATACTGATGATGAACCAGGTATGCTTAAAGCTGATCTGTACCGTATTGGAAAATATGCTATGGAATTATATCAAATGGTAAATCAATTTGAGGGTCCACAAGAAGTTGATTTTCCCCATTGGTGGCAAGCTAAAATAATCAAAGCCAAAGACATGCTTATTTCAGCTAAACATTATCTTGATTTTGAATTAAAAGAACCAGAAATTGATGCGATGGTAAATGTTGCATCCCAAGAAGATATTACAGATCCCCCAGTAGATTTTAAACAAAAAATCAAAGAGACTGTTTTTCAAGCTTTAAAAAATAAAAAATAATGAAACGAGAAGAACTTATATTACGTATTAAAAAAATAGTTCCTCAAATAATGGCTAATCGTCAAAAAGCAGAATTAGATGCTGTAAAATACGATGAACTTACCAAATTTCCCGAGCTAAAAACAGTACTTATTGATCTTCTTACCTCAGATTTTGATAACTTTTTATCATCTATTGATTGGGTAGCTCCCCGTCCAACAACATTTAGAATCAATTTAAAAAACGACCAAGAATTTTATCTTATATATGGTAAAAGAAGTTGGATCGCTCAAGTTGAAGGTAAAAAATATTACCTCTTAAATCTCCCCGAGGAACAAAGAGCAGCAGAAGCTATATCTCGTATTTTAAGATATGGTATTAAACAAGAACCAGGATTAGATGATGAATTTATGGAATCCCCAGATGAAACCCCAACATCAGAACCAGAAAC